AATATGAAAAAAGTCCTTTACAATTGGACCGTTTTATGTTATAATATACTATATGAATTTAAATAATAGGAGTGACTATGCCAAGTATTGATTTGAGACCTAGGAAAAGACATCCTAGGGATAAAAGGCCGCCAAAAGAAATGCCTTTTGATGTAGCCTTAAGAAAATTTAAAAAGGCCTGTGAGAAAGCAGGTATTGTACAAGAAGTACGAAAGAGAGAGTTCTATGAAAAGCCTACAGCTAAAAGAAAAAGAAAAAAAGCTGAAGCAGTTGCAAGAGCTCGTAAACAACAACGCATGAATGATGCATTTATTACCGCACGCGGTAGGAGAAGATAATATGTCTATAATGGATAAATTAAAAAAGAATAGTAAGATTAAAGATACTGCTATTCTATCAGACTCAGCTTTATTTGCTGAAAAAGATATAATCGTTACTGATGTGCCAATGGTTAATGTTGCATTATCAGGCGATATTGAAGGAGGACTTACTTCAGGACTTACAGTTCTAGCAGGTCCATCTAAACATTTTAAAACTTCATTTGCTTTGCTGATGGGAGCAGCATATTTAAAGCAATATGAAGATGCTGTAATGCTCTTTTATGATTCAGAGTTTGGTTCACCACAATCTTACTTTGAAACATTTGGTATCGATACAAGTAGAGTATTACATACACCAATTACTGATGTCGAACAACTTAAGTTTGATTTAGTAGGACAACTCGAAAATATCGAAAGAGGCGATAAAGTAATAGTCGTTATTGATTCAATTGGGAACTTAGCCTCTAAGAAAGAGTTGGAAGATGCTCTTAACGAAAAGTCTGTAGCAGATATGTCAAGAGCTAAAGCATTAAAGGGACTGTTCAGAATGGTCACTCCTTATCTTACTATGAAGAACATCCCTTTACTTGCTGTTAATCATACATATAAAGAGATTGGATTATTTCCAAAAGATGTTGTTGGTGGTGGTACAGGTATTTATTACTCAGCAGATAACATTTGGATTATTGGAAGACGCCAAGAGAAAAAAGGTACTGAAATACAAGGGTATCATTTTATAATCAAAGTAGAAAAATCAAGGTTTGTAAAAGAACAATCTAAAATACCAATCAGTGTTTCATGGGAAGGTGGTATCGAACAATATAGTGGATTGCTTGATGTAGCAATGGCTGGTGGATATGTCACTAAACCAAATGTTGGTTGGTATGCAGCAGTTGATATGAATACTGGCGAAATACTAGAACCTAAAGTAAGAGAAAAAGAAACTCTTAAGAAAAAGTTTTGGGAACCAATCTTTGCAGATACAGACTTTAAAGAGTTTGTAAGAACTTATTATTCAATTGGTCATAGACCAATGATTGATATTGATTTAGATATAGAGTCAGAGTAATGTATACAATAACCGAAAAAGACTATACAATAGTCGAGAATGAAGCAAGCGCTTTTCACGGTGTCAAATTAAAAACTGGGACTTGGAAAAATGTAATAGTTGTATATGGACAAGTTGGAGTAAGAGAAGACGAAGCTCTTGATTTAGCAACTTTAAGTTTTAACTATACAATCCTTGACCCAGCTGAATTTAATATTGATGAATTAAATGAAGATGAAGGATTTAAAAATTACCTAGGCGCTGTACTACAATATATAATAACGGATTCTTTAGAATACGCTAAGGAAAATAATTTATCAACAATAGGAATTGGAAATGGAGAATCAACTACCGACACACATACTGAATCATCTTCTACATAACGAAGAATTCTGTAGAAGAGTAGTACCTTATTTACAAAAAGAATATTTTGAAGGTACTCATAAAACGGTATTCGATTTAATTGTACAATTTGTAGGCAAACATAATAAATTACCAACGTCAAAAATATTAGAACTTGAACTTAAAAAGGTTCATGCTTCAGAAGAAATATTAAATAGTGCTCAAATATTAATTAATGAAATAAAAGAAAAATCAGAAGTTGATACTGATTATTTAATAACTGAAGCAGAAAAATGGTGTAAAGAAAGAGCAGTCTATAATGCTATCATGGATTCAATACAAATCATTGATGGTAAAGACAAATTAAGAAGTGAAGGTGCTATACCTGAAATACTATCTGAAGCTCTTGGAGTATCATTTGACCAAAAGATAGGTCATGATTATATTGACAATAGTGATGAAAGGTTTGACTTTTATAATCGTAAAGAAGATAGAATACCATTTGATTTAGATTATTTTAATAAAATAACAAAAGGTGGTCTACCTAATAAGACACTTAACATTGCCCTTGCCGGTACCGGTGTGGGTAAGTCATTATTCATGTGTCATTGCGCAGCATCTGTTCTTAATCAAGGAAAGAATGTTTTGTATGTGACTATGGAAATGGCTGAGGAAAGAATCGCTGAAAGAATCGATGCTAACCTTATGAACCTTCCAATTGAATCTTTAAACTCATTACCTAAAAATGTATTTGATGATAAGATTGGAAAAATTGCAAAAGCCTCTGTAGGTAAACTTATAGTAAAAGAATATCCTACTGGCTCAGCACATACAGGTCATTTCAGAGCTTTACTTAATGAGCTTAAGCTTAAAAAGAACTTTAAGCCTGATATGATATATATTGACTATTTAAATATTTGTGCCTCAAGTCGCATGCGTGGCATGGGTGGAAGTATAAATAGTTATACCTATATCAAAGCCATAGCAGAAGAACTGCGTGGCCTTGCTGTAGAATTCAATGTACCTATAGTATCGGCAACTCAGACTACTAGGTCTGGGTATAGTAATACTGACGTCGGATTAGAGGATACATCTGAATCGTTTGGTTTACCAGCAACGGCTGATTTAATGTTTGCTCTTATATCAACAGAGGAACTTGAAGAATTAGGCCAACTATTGGTAAAGCAATTGAAGAATAGATATAACGACCCAACCAAATACAAGAGATTTGTAGTTGGTGTGGACCGTTCCCGCATGAAACTATATGATGTAGAGGAATCGGCCCAATCAGACATCATGACTGAAATGGTGCCAGATAAGCCGATTAACAAGTTTGGTGAAAGAGAAAGTAATGACTCTTTTGCTGACTTTAAACTTTAACGGAGAAACTATATGGATATGTTAAATACAGCAAAAGCATGGTTAATGGACCGATGGGCAGAACGTACGTCTTGGGACGGCGGTGTCATTGTCGGATTATCATTAGCTTACCTACTACTAGGTGGCTTAGTTGACATAGTAGCTTGGGTAGCCCTTGCTTACGGTGTATACACTTTTATAGCAAAAGAAGTATAACACTCCTTTATTATTGACAATATCATGGGGGAGCTTTTGCTCCCCTTTTCTTTCCCTTAGTTTAACCGCTCTCTAGATAGTGATTGTTGTGTAATTATTTTCAAAAAAAAGTGAAAAAAACGTTTACATTTGCTAAGAACTATGATATAATATACATATTAGATAATTAAATAAGGAGTAAAAAATGTCAAACATAGTAAACGAAAGAGCCCTAGAAAGAATTGCTGAGGAAGTTGAGGCAATGAATACTGGGTCAATATTAATCGAATTACTTGGCGGTTCAAAACCAGGCCTTTGTGATTCATTCGATGAGAGAGTTGCTCTCACTGATAGAAATAAAGTTGTTGAACAACTTATCGAAAAAAGATTTGAAGAGGAGTGCAGATAATGGAAAATATTTTAACAGTAACGTGCTTAGCTACAAACATACCACTAGATATTGAATTAGATTTAGTTGAGTTAGCTTGGGCTAAGGATAACAATCCAAAAACTATTAACGAATCATGGTACAAACTTTGTGAATCAGTAAACCAAAGACTTGGTATTGATATGCAAGGGTTTGAACTTGAAACACTAGGCGGGAGGCCAATACACTAATGAGACAATCAAAAAGTTATGTAGGAACATTTTACACAGGTAGTGCTGGTGATATGTTAGAAATCGAAACTATAAGAAAAGCAGTTAAAGCTATTAATGCAAATGTTAGACAAAAATATACATGGTCTAAAAGATATGCTGAATTAACTGATACAGCGGAGCCTGGGAGTCCGACTCAATTTCGTGTCTGTCTTCAAGCAAGAGGTCCTCGTACCAAGCATGCTAGAGCTGATGGCAAACATCCTAGGGCTTACGACCAGTCTCTTCCTCTTAGACATGCAGATAGCGTTGACGTCTACGTATACGAAAGATAATGGAATACTTTCTTTTTTGCGTCATTATATCACTATGCGCTTATCAAAGCTGGAAGCTTGGTATCAGAGAAGGTGCTGAAAGAACTGTAAAAAAACTACACCAAGAAAAAATTATTAGTGTCGCTATAAATGGCGACATTAAACCCAACCCATTTTATATTGAGAAGAAAACTGAGTCGTAAACTATTATAAATAGTTGTATGCAGTTTAAATCATTTATTTCAAAAAATATTACCGAAGCAGTAGCTTTGACACCTGCGCAATTAGACGCAAATAATTCAAAAACCGGTCGAGCAAGAATTGATATTCTTAGACAATTAGTCGTACAACAAAAACCATTAGAATTAGCAAAGGGTGGAAGTATTGTAGTAAGTAATATTGATGATGCACTAGTTCATATTGCAAATTTTAAAAAGAATCCATTACACTATGGTAAAAAAGGATTTCCATTAGAAACTGATAATGGAACCTATATGTCTAATCAATTGGCAAAATCAGAAGTATTTGGTGGAGGCGGCGGTGGTGCAGGTTCTGGCGAAAAACAAACAAGAAGAAACGAAGTACATAATGCTGTAATGATGCATGCAATGTTAGAGCATGGTTATAATCAACCACTAGAATTTTTTAATAGAGATATAATGAAAAGCGCATATAAAGACGCAGAGGTTGATGCATCATTTGATGAAATAGAAGATATGCCAGATGACTGGAATTTATCATCTTACAATATATCAAAAGAATTAATTAGAAGAGGTTATGTTAAAAAAGGACATACCATACATCGTGGTAGTTCTGAAATGATAAGAATATATGCATTAAAAAATAGAGCATATAAAAATATGGACGTAAAACCTTTAAAAGATGATAAGTGGAATCCTGGAGATGTATGGGCAATTGCTGATGGATTTGATGTTGACTCATTAGATACAACAAGTGTAGATGGATTAAATGCTGATATATTGGAAAACTTTTTAAATAGAATGTTAGTTGGTATATCACTCAAAGGACCAATGACAAAAAATGTTCCAATTAAAGAATTAAATATAGACAAATCACTTCTTAAAACTTACAAATATATAGCATTTGATTTAGAATCAAAAGGTGGAACTTATTGGTCAGCTAAAAATGGTTCACTTATTTTTAATTCAGGAACATTAATGTTTAAAGATAATAAACAGTTTGGAAATATTAAAGCTGAAATTAAAGGTACTAAAGCAAGAGGTGGTGGATTATCATGGGGTATAATGGATGATTTCTTAGTTAGACATGGTCGTAAATATGGATTACCAAAACATTCAGCATACATCGTAAAACAAGCTAAGAAAATGGAAAAAGGCGATGAAAGAGCGATTAAAGAATATTATGAATACTTTAATCATTTTTACAATAACGTTTCTTACAATGAATTTAAAAGAAATTTAAAACAAAAAGATGGACAATGGATATCATCTAAATTTGCTATCACAATGGTTGCATATCAATTGGAACAATTAGGTGGTACACAATTAGATGAGGTAATTACTAATTTTATAAACTATGCTGGTTCTGAATTAGATGAATCAAGTGCTTTTGTAAAAGCAGGTAAATAATGAAAAAATTTAAAACATTTTTAGAAGCTGAAAATAGAACACCTCGTAAAAAAGGTCAACATAAAGGCAGCTCTAAACATAGTGATTTATATACTGATGAAAATCCTAAAGGTACAATCCATGGGCTAGGATTTAAAGATGCAGCTACTGCAAATAAAGGAGTGGCTATCATTAATAAAGCGAATAGAACACACGCACATAAAGTTCAAGCTACATTAGTTATGCAACAAAGAGCGAAAGAAGCTATTAAAAGAACTAAAGACCCAGAAAAGAAAAAGAATATAAACCAAGCTTATAAAATCTGGACTGACCATCTAGAAAAATTAAAAGCTAAAACAAAGGAAATGAACAAGTGAAAACATTAAAAACTTACTTATCAGAAGCCGCAGGTAAGAATACTCATATGACTCATATTGAGGACCTTATCATAGACGGTGGAGTTAAGGGGGCTCGCCAAGCTATCCTAGCGCTCAGGTCAATGAGGGATATGTTGAGCGGTAATACTAAAGCACCTATAGATATTACTGTCAAGTGGGACGGAGCCCCCGCCGTTTTTGCTGGTGAAGACCCAAGCGATGGAAAATTCTTTGTAGCAAAAAAAGGTATATTTGCTAAAACACCAAAAGTTTATAAGAGTCATGCTGATATCGATGCAGATACATCAGGTGATTTAAGTAAAAAACTAAAACTCGCATTTGACCATTTAAAAGACCTTGGCATTAAAGATGTGATACAAGGCGATTTTATGTTTGATGCAAGTGATTTGAAAAAGGAGACTATAAATGGAGTTAAACACATTACTTTCCATCCTAATACTATCCTTTATGCTGTACCTACAAATACAAGATTAGCAAAAGAAATACAAAGAGCTAAAGTTGGTATTATATGGCATACATCATATAGTGGTAAATCATTCGAAAATATGAAAGCTGAGTTTGGTAGAGATATCGTAGGTAAGCTAAAAAGAAGTAAAGATGTTTGGATGGACGATGCGACATTAAAAGACGTATCAGGAACAGCAACTTTAACAGCATCTGAAACAGCTATGTTAAATCATAATTTATCAAATGCTGGTAAAACATTTCAAAAGGTTGCATCAAAATCGTTAAAAGAAATAGAAGATAATAAAGAGCTTAATCTTATTATTAATATTTACAACAATAGAAAAGTAAGAGAAGGACAAAGAATTACAAATACTGCTTCTCATGCTAAAGGTTTAATAATGTTTGTACAAGATAGATATGCCAAAGCAATCGACAAAAGAAGTTCAGAGGCAGGTAAACAAGTACAAATAGATAAAAGAGATGAACTATTAAAGTTTTTTAGTAGAGAAAACTTAGACCAATTAAAATTAATATTTGATTTACACAATTATGTGACAGATAGCAAATTAATTATTATAAATAAACTAAACGACCTGAGTAATATGGGTACGTTTGTAAAAACTAAATCCGGATTTAAAGTCACCGGCGTTGAAGGCTTTGTGGCTATTGATCGAATGGAAGGTGGAGCTGTTAAATTAGTAGATAGATTAGAATTTTCTACTAACAATTTCAGCAAAGATATTATTAAAGGCTGGGATAATCCAGGCTAATGGGAACCGAGGATATAAATGTCGATAAAATCATTCAGTGATTATTTAACTGAAAATACAAAAGATGTCACTTTCACGTTTGGGAGGTATAACCCTCCAACTGTTGGTCATGAGAAATTATTTGACCAAGTAAAAAAAATATCACGTGGTGGCAATTACAGAATATATGCATCTCGTTCTGAAGATGCTAAAAACAATCCATTAAAATTTAAAGAAAAACTAAAATTTTTACGTAAAATGTTTCCTAAACATGCACGTAATATAATGTCTGATAAAGATGTTCGTACAGTACTCGATATAGCAGTGAAATTGTACGACCAAGGATTTACAAAGTTAACAATGGTTGTAGGTAGTGACCGTGTAAAAGAGTTTGATATACTTTTAAACAAATACAATGGTGTTAAATCTAGACATGGATTTTATAATTTCGAAGGTGCTATTAACGTAGTAAGCGCAGGAGAAAGAGACCCAGATTCAGCGGATGTATCTGGAATGTCAGCTTCTAAAATGCGCATGGCCGCTCAACAAAATGACCTAGCCGATTTCGCAAAAGGAGTTCCGGCTAGGTTATCATCAGGTGTACAGGACTTATTTAATGCTGTAAGAAAAGGCATGGGTTTAAAATTAGAAAGTACATTTAGACAACATATTGATTTACCAGTTGTTTCTCAAAGAAGAGAAGAATATGTTGGTGGTCAATTATTTCAAGAAGGTGATATTGTTAATATAAAAGAATCAGATACTATAGGTGAAATACTAGTATGTGGTTCTAATTATGTTATAGTAGAATCTGAAAAAGGTAAAAAAAGATATTGGCTAGATTCTGTTGAATTAGTAGAATATAATGAAATAGGTACAGATGCTTATACAAAATATCTTAAGAAAAATACACCAGGTGAACAGTTAAAAGAAAAAGAAAGAGAAGACCCAGATATTGGTAATAGAAAAGGTTCACAACCAGCTAAGTATCATACTGGTCTTTCTAAATCTACTAAACAAAAAAGAGACGCGCACTTTAAAAAGAAATCAACTAAACCAGCTCCTGGAGACGCAAGAGCTAAAACTAAACCATCAATACATACTAAAAAGTATAAGGCAATGTACGGAGAAATGGCAAAATATTTAACATTTGAAGATTATATAGTCACAGAGGCTAAAGCAACAGCAGCATTAAAGAAAAAAGCTGAAAAATCAGGTATGCCACTTGGTATACTAAGACAAGTATTTAACAGAGGAGTTGCAGCTTGGAAAACAGGACATAGACCTGGAACAACTGCAGTTCAATGGGGATTAGCAAGAGTTAATTCCTTCGTTACTAAATCATCAGGAACATGGGGTAAGGCTGATAAAGACTTAGCCAAAAAGGTAAGAGGTAGTTAATGAAAACCTTTAAAGAAATTAGAAAGATTAATGAAGGCATAAAATCAATTAAACTTGATTTTGATGTCGGTGACCCAAGAGAGTTTGCTCCGGATTGGCAAGAAGAAGGAGTGTATCTAGTTAATTGGGACAAAAGAAAAAATGTTATGGAAGTCGAAGGTGATGCAAGAGATTTATATAAATGGTTGCATACTACATTCGGGTTAAGTAAAAAAGAAGCAAAAAATGCTATGAGGACAGCAAAATGAAGTTTAAACAATTAAGAGAAACATTTTTAGCAGAAGCACTAAGTAAACCTATGACTATGCGAGATGTTAAAAGAATAGAAAAAAAGTATAATTCAAAAATGAGTCAAGAAGAGATTGATGATTATTTAGAAAACAATTTCGATCCAAGTAATTCAGCAAGACCAGATGCTTGGTTAGCACTTGGCTATCCAGTAAGAAATGGTGATTATTACTTTGCTTTAATCGGAGATAGAAAAGGCAAAAATATAAAAGATAATCAAAGAATGAATGACCAACTTAAAAAAATGAAAAAGTTGTATGATGACCCAGATGCATTATATGATAACTTTATGGATTGGGCTTATGATAATATCAAAAATTCTGGTGTTGGTGATACAATGGTAAGAGAAGAAGTTTGGGCTGCTTGTTTACATATAATGAGAATGAGAGTAGCAACAGTTTATGTCAAAGAAGAATTAGATAATTTAGACGAAGGCTTCTTTAAAAACTTATTTAGAAAATTAAAAAGACGAGGTGTAAGATTACTTAGACCTAAAGGCGTACCAAAAGAAAGCGTTAAAGAAGCAATGACTAAAGCTCAAAAAGCTAAAAGATATGAAATGATTAAAAAAGCTGTTGAAAAGATTAATGCTAGAAATCTTAAAAGAGCTAAAGCAGATGCTCTTAAAATGATGAAGTCCTCTGGTATGTTTGATGAAGATTTAAACGAAGCAGTAGATGATAAGCTTATACAAAAGGCTGTTAAAATAGCTATGGATATGGGTGGCAATATGACTGGCGCTTATAAAAAAATAGAAAGAATGAAAAGAGGTTTAGGCGACCACCCAGTAGTTATGAATGCTCTTAGACTAGCTAATGAATCAGTAAATGAAGATGTATTAGTTGAAATGGAAATGAAAAAAATAAGAAGAAAGCATGGAGCAGCTTTAAGAAAAGCTGTAAAAACAGGTAATTTAGAATTGCCACAAGATGCAGAAGAAGATTTGTATCAATGGGCTTTTGATAATAATGAAATACAAACAGACGACCCAGATGAATGGGATGAATGGTTGGATAATAATATAGATGATATAGTAAGAGGTAGATTAGACTAATGAAAACCTTTAAGCAACTTAGAACTATTAACGAAGAAGTAAAAGATTCTGAAGTTGACTTAATTTTAGAGCCTAATAAAACTTACATTTTAAAACAAGATGCCGATGATTATAAAAGAGGTATACTTGTAAAGTTGACTAAAGATAGAAGTTATGAAGTTGCATATTGGTATAAAGATGGAAAACCATATCCTATTGAAATGATTATAGACGGTAAATCAATAAAACAAGATGCTAAAATAGTAAAAATGACAAGGCATCCAGAACTCGACGAAGGTAATGAAAATGAACTTTAAAGATATAAGAAAACAAATAAACGAAATGCAAGGAGTCAATGGGCAAACAGGACCTATGCTTAAAATGAGATATACACCTCAAAAGGTTAATATCAATAAAGGTCTTACTAGCTTTTCTACAGTTGAAAAGTCTGACTTGTATAATGATATTACAAGAAATCATACTGGAAGAGAATGGAGTATAACTAAGAATACTAATTCTATTGCTATTAGATTACCACATCCAAAAGGAAGAGAATCCGATAGAAAAGATTGGCTTGATTTACTTAAAAAAGCTATACCAGGAAAAGGCGCAAATCTTATAAGAGGCGGTGGATTTACACAATCTGAAGTAGATGAACTTAAAAGAGATTATGAAAAAGCCGTTAAAGCTTTTGGTGGAACACAAGTAGTATCTCAAGACCATGAAATATATGTATCACATAAAACACCAGGTAAACTAAAAGTAGAAAAAGGTTTACTCGCTATGTTAAAAGCATTAGATGAATTTGGTATGAGAAATCATGTAAGCTTATCTTCAAAAGATGGTGTGTTAACACGTATACAAGATGCTGGCCAATATGTATATCATCCTAAAGGTATAAAAGAAGCAACAGTGACATGGCAAATTGACCACATAAAT